TGTTCGTCGCGGCCTTCGAAAAATCTCCGGAGGGATCTGCTGATATTTTGATTTTTTTCAGGGACGGTTCCGGGGACACTATAGGCCTTCATTGACCACTAGGTTCGTCTCCTTATCCTCAGGATATTAGCTTTCTTTTAAGCCCATAAAACTATAGCTAAAGTATGTCAATGGAGCCCTATAGTGTCTCCGAACTCTATAGAATGTGGTTCTAAAGAAAGGAAAAGTGTATGAAAGATAGTAACAGAGTGAGGCCAAACTCTCAGCAATTCGGCGAAGCAATGTCCGATGACGAAAGAGATGCCCAGCTTTCTTCTTTAGCAATGAATGCTATTGAACAAAGAATCAGAGAAGGCAAGGCAAGCCCATCTGAATTACTGTATTGTGCAAAGTTAGGACGTGAGGAAACTAAGTTAGAGAAACAACAGATGAGAGAGAATGTAAAACTTTTATCTGCTCGAACGGAAGATATCCAACGTAACAAAAACATGGAAGAGTTATACAAGCAAGCGATTGATGCATTTAAGATTTATAGTGGTGATGAATCATACTATGATGAAAACGGAGAACTCATAGATGGTAACGGGGATCAGGAGTTATACTGAGTTAATACAGTTACCAACATTTGAGCAAAGATACAACTACTTGAAACTTGAAGGATCAATCGGCTTTGAAACTTTTGGCACATATAGTAAACGATGGTTGAATCAACAGTTTTATAAATCTGCTGAATGGCAAGCTATAAAACGAGAAGTAATACTTAGAGACAATGGTTGTGATTTGGGAATACCAGAGTATGAGTTACTTAATCACGTAAGAGTTTACATACATCATATGAATCCTATTACTGACGAAGATATTATTAACCATACTCCATTCTTGGTTGATCCAGAATACTTGATAACCTGCTCTATGGAAACACATAATGCAATTCACTTTGGAGACATCTCTGTTTCTAGGATGGCAAAAGATCCTATAATAAGAACTCCAAATGACCAAGCACCTTGGTTACACTAAAAGAAAGGAATTGACACAAGATGGGAAAATACAATAGAAACTACAACAACTTTAATGACGATTTTGCAAAGGATATGGAAGCTCCGGCTGAGGCTGAGACAAATGAAGTGGCAGAGACTACTCCTGTAGAAAATCCGGTTTCGGAAGCAGCACCTGAACCTGTTGCAGAATCTAAACCAGTTGTAACACCCGAACCTAAGAAAGAAAAAAAGGAAGCTCCTAAGAAAGCTATTGGAGGCCCTGTAAGAAACTAATAAGGAGAAACTATTATGGATAACGGCATACTGACATCTGTAAAATTACAACTATCTCTTATGCCAGAAGATGATTCTTTTGACGATGAGTTAGTTATACATATTAATGCTGCGTTCTCGGTTTTGACACAGCTAGGTGTCGGGCCGAAAGAAGGATTCTCTATAACTGGTCAAAATGAAACATGGGATGATTATGCTGTTGACATTGTCCAGGCAAGTATGGCAAAACAATATGTCTATCTGAAAGTTAGAATGTTGTTTGATCCACCTTCAAATTCTACTGTCTTCAATAAAATGAAAGAAATGGCAGAAGAATATGAATGGCGTCTAAGATTGCAAGCGGAGGTGTAAGATGAGTGACACTATTCAAAGTTTGTTAGATGAAACTTTATCCCTTGAGCATTATGGCACTAAGGGAATGAAGTGGGGTCAACGAAACTACCAAAATCCAGATGGAACTTATACCGAACTTGGTAAAAAGAGACGTCGGGTTGGATACGAAAAAGAGGAAAGTGCTAAAAAAGAAGAAGACACTAAAGAAGACGCAGTAAAGATTGGCGGCAAGGCTTACAAAGACATGACTCGTAAAGAGCGTAGAGCTGCCAAGAAGAGGGCAAGGCATAATGAAGCAGAACGTAAAGCGGCAAGGGCCTTCAACAAAGAAAAGTCAGAAGCTATTAGCTCTGGTAATCTTGACTTTATTACAAAAAATATTAGTAGATTCTCGGACGATGAATTAAGTCAGGCGATGGATCGTTGGAAGCGAATGGAAACTATTCGTGACATGGAGCGTACTCAGAGCGAAGCAAAACAGCTTGCTACAGAGAGAAAGTTTGACAAGGCGCTTAGATATTTGAAGAGAGCATCTGATGCAACCGATTCGCTTACTAATATTTATAATAAGATTAATCAATCTTCAATGAACAATACTGCTAGAAAGAGAGCAAATATTGATCTCGAGAATGCAAAAGTTAATCTCAATAAGTCTAAACATGAATATGATAAACTTGTTAATCCTAGGAAGTATGACAAGAACAAGACAGAAGTTGAGTTAATGGAAGAAGCAGTTAAGTTAAAGAAGGCTCAGTCAGAACTTCAGAAGTACACAAACGATCTTGAAAGAGATACTATCGATCTTAAGACTAAGAGAAATGATCTTAGAACCAGTGATTACAACCAGATCATCAAAGAGATGGAAGCTAAGAAAGCTGTCATGGATAAGGATATCAAGGACATTGATAAGAGGATCAAAGAAATCGATAGGGATTCGAAACAGTACGATTGGGAGCACAAGGATGCTGAAAAGACTCTTACATATCTCAACAATACATATATAAAAGATCAGAACTATTGGAAAGCTGAACAAGAAAAATGGAAAGCTATGAACCCGAATCAGTCTAATAATGGTAAGAAGAAAAATAAAAACCAGGATCAAGATAATGATTCAGAACCTATTCAGATTTCATTTACTGGTAGTGCTAAGAAAGATCGGTCTCTCATTCAGAAAATTCTCGGTTCTGACAAGTTGAAAGATTATGAGTCTTATAAACCTTCTAAGAATAGAAGTTATAGTATTGATGATCTTAACAAAGAAACTCAGAAAGCTATAAAGAAGATAGCTAAAGAGAAACCCAAAATGGGCGATTATGCTCAAGATAAAAAGTGGACAAAAGACATGAAGAAACATGATTCTTATGTTATTGACCAATGGGTTGAAGATATGAAAAAGAAATACATGAAAGAACGTAACATGGATGCTAAAGCTGCAGAAGCAAAAGCTGAAGAATACGTTGACGCTTGGATTGATGCCTATGACGAAGGTAAGATCAAAGTGTAAAAAGGAGTAATTATGTTATCTAATACAGCTGTACCGAAATATTATGGGCGATTTCGGGATGCTGTCATCAATCATCAAATACCAGTATCAATTCCACTTTCTATGGAGATGAATCGAATAGATGCTCTTATAGCAAATGAGGCGGTATGGTATGATCCTATTCCGGTTGAAGCATATATAGCTTTTTGTGAAAGAGAACTAACATTGACTGACGGCTCCGATTTAGTCCTATTAGATTCTTTTAAACTTTGGGCAGAACAAATATTCTGTTGGTATTACTTCGAACCGGCACAGGTATTTGTTAAAAGTAGAGATGGTAAACCTGGTAGATTTATTACCAAAAATATTAAAAGACGTTTAATCAAGAAACAATTCCTTATAGTTGGAAGACGTGCATCAAAATCATTGTATGCAAGTACTATTCAACATTTCTTTCTTAATGTAGATAGAACAGCTACAAAACAAATAGCAGTTGCACCTACAATGAGACAGGCAGACGAAGTTATCTCACCTATACGTACTGCAATTTCTAGAGCTAGAGGACCTTATCTCAAGTTCCTTACAGAAGGCTCTATTAACAACACGACTGGTTCTAAAGCAAATCGTGTTAAAGTAGCAAGTACAAAGAAAGGTATTCAGAACTTTTTAACAGATTCTCTCCTCGAAGTAAGGCCTTTGTCAATAGATTCACTTCAAGGTTTAAGAGTAAAAGTAGCTTCTCTTGATGAGTGGCTTTCTGGCGAAATTAAAGAAAATCCTATTGAAGCAATTGAACAAGGTGCTAGAAAAGTTCCAGATTATTTAATTCTTTGTACTTCATCAGAAGGTACTATTCGTGATGGTATTGGTGATACAATCAAAATGATGCTTATGGACATTCTCAAAGGAGAATACATAGATCCTCACACAAGTATCTTCTACTATCGTTTGGATAATGTTGATGAGATTAACTATCCGGAATTGTGGGTTAAAGCTAATCCAAATATTGGTTATACAACGTCTATCGAAGACTACAAACAGGAAGTAGAACGTTCAATCAAGGTTCCTTCGTTAAGAAATGACATTCTTGCAAAGATGTTTAATATACCAATGCAAGGATACACTTACTATTTCACTACGGAGGAAATACAACCTCACTCTCCAGTTCAGTTCTGGAATATGAGTTGCGCATTAGGCATAGACTTATCACAAGGTGATGACTTTTGTGCATTTACATTCTTATTCCCGCTTGGCAATGGTCGTTTTGGAGTTAAGACAAGAAGTTACATTACGACTTTAACTCAGTCAAGATTAACTCTTGCTACTAGGTTACTATATGATGAATTTGTCAATGAAGGAACACTAGTTATTATGGATACTACAGTTCTCGATCTAAGTATTGTATATGAGGATTTGGACAAGTTCATAGAGAACAATAAGTATAATGTTGAAGCAGTTGGATATGACCCATATAATGCGAAGGAGTTCATAGAGCGCTGGGCTAGAGATAATGGTCCATATGCTATTGAGAAAGTTATACAGGGTGTAAAAACCGAATCTGTACCTCTTGGCGAATTGAAACAACTCGCTGAAAAAAGAATGCTTATCTTCGATGAACAGTTAATGAAGTTTGCAATGGGTAATTCTGTTATCCAGGAAGACAATAATGGTAACCGTAAACTTTGTAAACGTAGACATCAGGATAAGATTGATAATGTTGCGGCAATGATGGATGCATTTATTGCGTACAAATTAAATAAAGATTACTTTGAGTAAGGAGACTATAAAATACCATCTTATTTCGATGTAATTTTTCGTTTCAAAAATAATTCTAAGGAGAAACAAAAATCCATCTTATTCAGATGTAATCTTTCGTTTCAAAAATAATTCTAAGGAGAAACTCAAAATGGATTTTAAGAATAGAATCAAGCATGCTTGGAATGCATTTATGGGAAGAGATCCCACACAAGAGTCGTATCAAGATTTGGGTCCAGCATATGCTACTTCACCAATAACACAAAGTTATAGAAGTTACAATGACAGATGTATAATTAACTCTATATATAACAAAATAGCGAGAGACGTTGCTGCTATTAATGTCGTTCACTGTAAAGTTGACGAATACGGTCATTATGTTTCTCCTATAAGATCATCTCTTCAAGAGTGTCTTAATACAGAAGCTAATATAGATCAGTCTGGTACTGCATTGATACAAGATGCTGTAGAGCGTATGCTTAAACAGGGAGTTGTTGCTATCATACCAACAGATAGTGATAATAATCCTGATGAAACTGGTAGTTTTAAGATTTACCAGTTGGAATGCGCTGACATAATAGAATGGTATCCCAGAAAGATAAAGGTTCGTATTTGGAATCCTTATAAAGGAAGGTTTGAAGAAAGAATCTTTTCTAAAGAGACTGCCGCTATTATACAGAATCCTATGTATAGCATTATGAATGAGCCTAATAGTGTATTACAGAGGATTTATAAAAAACTATCCCTTTTGGATGTAATCGATAACGAATCAGCAAGTACAAAACTTAACATGATCATTCAAGTACCTTATAATACAAGGTCTACTTTGAAACAAGACTATGCTAATAAGCGTATTAATGAGATTGAAGAGCAACTTGCAGATAGTCCAAGAGGAATTGCTTACATGGACATTAACGAAAAGTTAATTCAGTTAAGTAAGCCATTAGAAAACAATTTGCTTGAGCATATTAAGTATCTAATGGATACTTACAAACAGCAATTGGGTATAAGTGATGAGTTACTTAATGGTACTGCAAATGAAATTATCATTAATAACTATATTACAAGTATTATTGAACCTATTTGCATGGCTTTAGTTAATGAAATGAAGCGTAAATGGCTTACACAAACTGCTCGTACACAAGGGCAGTCAATCGTGTTCTTTAAGGATCCCTTCAGGTATATACCTACTAGTGAGATTGCTAAGATTGCTGATGTATTCTCACGTAACCAGATCATGACTCCTAATGAGTTAAGACAGAAAGTTGGTATGCCTCCAGCAGATGATCCGAAAGCAGATGAATTAAACAATGCTAACATGCCTGATTATCCAGAGGAAAATCCTATGATGCCAATGGGTGAAATGCCTATGGAGGAAAGTGAAACTCCTGTGGAAGAAGAACCAGTTGAAGAAGAGCCTGCTGAAGACTTCTCTTTATTTGATTCTAATCAAAATGAGGCTCCTGCACCAAAGAAGACTACTAAATCAAAGTCTAAGTTGAGGTCTACAAAGACTAAGTCTGAACCTTTCAGTCTATTTGATGATAATTCTGGAGCATCAAATAATGAGGCATTTTCATTGTTTAAATAAATATTAAGAGAGGAGAAAGAACATGATCTACGATTTTAGTGGATATGCCACCAAGAATGATATCCTCTGTGACGATGGTAGAATTATTAAGCAGAATGCGTTCAAAGATTGTGATGGAATGCAGGTTCCGTTGGTTTACAATCATGATCACAAGTCACTTGATAATGTTATCGGACATGTTACATTGGAAAATCGTCCTGACGGTGTCTATTGTTATGGAAACATTAACAAGGAAACCGTGGCTGGCAAAACAGCTTTGTCCCTCATAAAGAATGGAGATTTGGATTCTCTATCTGTTTTTGCAAATAAGCTTAAGCAGGCTGGCCGTGATGTAACTCATGGCGTTATAAGAGAAGTATCTCTTGTCCTTGCGGGGGCCAACCGTGGAGCTAAGATTGACGCAGTTTTAGCACATGGAACTAGTGCCGACGACGAAGACGGTGAAGATGCCGTACAGATATTTGCTGGCGCTGAGAACCCCATTATTCATTCTGCAGCTGAAGAAGAGTTTGAAGAATCCCTTAGTCATGCTGCTGATGGGGAGAACGAAAAGAATGAAGATGAATTTGACCTCGAAGGTACAATTGATACCATGAACGAGGATCAGATTAAAGCCATGAAGATCATGATGGGTATTGTTGCTGAAGAAGCAGAAAAGGCCAATAAGTCTGGTGATGGTGAAGTTTCACACTCAGCAGAGGAAGAAGACGATGATCTTAATGGCGAAACTGAAGAAGCACCTGAATCATTTAGTCTTTTCGATGAATCTAACGATGCTATAGAGCATAGCTCAGTTGAGGAAGAAGAGAACAATGAAGAAGGTGATAATACGTCTGAAACTGATGACTCTGAGTCTGATAACGACGATGACGATGATGATGACAATGAGGAAGATGATGATGACGAAACTTTAAATCACTCTAATTTTACAGAAGAAGGAGAAAAAGAGATGACTAGAAACAACGTTTTTGAAAACGAAGGAAACACCAACGAAGTTATGATTCATTCAGCTGAATTTTGCCAGGATATTATGCAGGATGCTCTTAAGTTTGGTTCACTTAAGGATTCTGTAATGGCTCACAGCGCAGAGGCAGGTATTGATAATATCGATTATCTGTTCCCCAATGCAAAGAACTATACCGCACAGCCCGAGTTCATCAAGAGAAGAACCGAGTGGGTTAACACAGTTATGGATGGCGTTCGCCAGTCTCCTTTCAGCCGTGTTAAGACTATCTTCGCTGATATTACCGAGGATGAGGCACGTGCTAAGGGTTACATCAAGGGTAACCGCAAGGTTGATGAAGTATTCGCTCTGTTAAAGAGAGAGACTACTCCTACCACAGTTTACAAGAAGCAGACCATCGACCGTGATGACATCATCGATATCACTGATTTCTCAGTTATCGAGTTCATCAAGGCTGAGATGAGAGTTATGTTTGATGAGGAATGTGCTCGTGCAATCCTTGTTGGTGATGGACGTAATGGTCTTAGCCCTGACAAGATTAAAGAGACCAACATCAGACCTATCTGGACAGATGATGACCTCTTCACAGTTAAGAGATCTATTGCTATCACAGCTTCTACATCTGCAGATACCAAGGCTGAGCTCTTCATCGACAATGTAGTTCGTTCACTTAGACTTTACAGAGGTTCAGGTGCTCCTACTATGTTTATCACAAGTGATCTGCTTTGCGATATGCTGCTTCTCAAGGATACAACCAAGAGACGTATGTATAACTCTGTATCAGAGCTTCAGACCGCTCTTCGTGTTAACAAGATCGTTGAGGTTCCTGTATTTGACGGCCTTTACAGAATCGATGGCAATGATACTAAGTATCTTGGTGCTATCCTTGTTAACCTTAGTGACTATGTTGTTGGTCGTGATCGTGGCGGCGCTCTTAGCATGTTCGATGATTTCGATATCGACTTCAACAAGCAGAAGTACCTGATGGAGTCTAGATTCTCAGGCGCTCTTGTTAAGCCTTACAGCGCAATCGTTTACGAGTTCGTATACAACCTTACTATCGATGTTCAGGCAGAAGATTCTACTACCACAGTATTAGGTAAGCTTGTTAGCGATGTTCAGCAGAACGTATTCGTTAATGACAACAGCATCCAGGGTACTCTTAAGTATGTATCTGAATGGACCGGATACTCAGAGAATCCTGAAGAGAATAGCGGTTACTTTGTAGTTCTTAAGTATGAGGCTTCTGAAGGCGCAACTGTTACTATCCAGACAATCGGTGGCTACCATGATGAGATGGTTCAGACTCTTGATCAGGATATGCAGTCAGTTACTAGATTCAAGGACAACAAGCAGAAGCTTAAGGTTATTACCACTCTTAATGGAGAGTCAATCACTAAGATCCTTAGCTTCTCAGGTCTTAGAACTGTTCAGGCTTAATCTGAATATACAGACTGAAACTTCTTGAGGAAAGCTCGAGCACTGTTCAGATTAATCAAAATAAATAGGAGAGGAGGAATTGGCAATGCGTTACTGTGACAAAGTCGGCTATCGTAGAACATACGAAGTTAAAGATGAAAACGGTGATGGAACTGGAGTATGGAAAGAAGAAATAACTGTACGCACATATAAGGGAGACGTGGTTAAGAATACTTCCAGAAACAGTAACGGTGAAAGCATCAATGATAATTTCCAGTTATCCAATAGTCTTAGTATTATTGGTAATCCATTTGCATTGACCAATTTCACCTCGATTATTTGGATTGAGCATTTGGGGGTTAAGTGGAAGGTATCGTCGGTTGATGTTACTAACTATCCTAGAATGGTATTCAGTTTAGGAGGTGTTTGGAATGAGACCGAGACTTGAATTGCATAAGTTGTTAAAGACTTATTGTGATAATGTATACTACCAACAACCCGAATCAACTAAGCTCAAATACCCTTGTATTATATACTCAAGGGAAAAACTATCTACTCAGAAAGCGGACAATTCAAAATACTTAATTCACTGCGCATATAACATGAGGTATATAACAAAAGAACCTGATGATCCGACAGTTGTTGAGTTATTGATGTTACCGTTTTGTGAGCACTCAAGGCATTATGTTGCGGATAATCTGCATCATGATTCCTTTACAATTTACTATTAACATAAGGAGGAAAAATCCATGAGACTTACATGGGACGAGACTGAGAAGCGTCTGTATGAGACTGGTGTCGATCACGTTGCGCTTTTCCTTATGAATCCTAGTGGTTCTGATCATCCTTATAGCAAGCCTGTTGCTTGGAATGGTATAACCGGTATTACCGAATCTCCTGATGGTGCTGATGCTAATGACATTTATGCCGATAACATCAAATACCTTTCACTGATCTCTAAGGAGAACTGGAAGGGCACTATTAAGGCTTACCAGAGTCCTAAGCAGTTTAAGGTTTGTGAAGGTGAGATAGAGTTTAATTCTGGAAGCACTTCTGCCGATGTACATGACATTTACTTCGGACAGCAGTCAAGACAGAGATTTGCTCTTGCTTGGAGAACTATCGTTGGTAATGCTTCTGAAGGTGATGGATATGGATATAAGCTTCATATCGCATATGGTCTTTCAGCAGCTCCTTCGGAGAGAGATCATGCTACAGAGAATGACTCACCTGAAGCAACAGAGTTCTCTTGGGAGATCAACTCTATTCCTGAAGTAGCAACACACGAAATCGCAACTGGTATTGTACCGGAGCCTGTTTCACATGTTGTTATTGACTCTAAGAAACCCGATGGAACTGATAATGATGTTTATACTGCAATTGAAGCTAAAGTATTCGATGCTGATGAATACCTTATGGGTATTGATGATCTGATCGATGAGATCAAGAAAGCAGCTTAATCGGCACAAAATAAGAAAGGAGAAATAAACCATGAGTATGCTTACTTGGGATGGCACTGGTGATCGTTTATACGAGACTGGTGTTGATCGTGGTGTTTATTATGCCATGAATGATAGTGGCAAGTATGGTGACGCAGTAGCTTGGAATGGTCTTACTGGCGTTACAGAGTCTCCTGATGGTGCCGATGCTAATGATATCTACGCAGATAACATTAAGTACCTTTCTCTTATCTCTAAGGAGAACTGGAAGGGCACTATCAAGGCTTACACATATCCTGTAGAATTCAATGCTTGTATGGGACAGGTTGATATCCCCGATGCATTTGCATATTTCGGACAGCAGTCCAGAAGCAAGTTTGGATTCTCTTGGAGATCACTTGTAGGTAACGATGTTAAGGGCGATAAGTACAGCTATAAGCTTCACATTGCTTATGGTCTTTCTGCAGCTCCTACTGAAATGGATCATGCTACAGAAAACGATTCACCTGAGGCTCAGGAATTCAGCTGGGAAATCAGTTCTATTCCGCCTACATCAGGACTTAAGATCTATACTAACGGTGATAAGACACCTGCTAATGAGAAACTTCTCGCTGCAGTAGCTCACGTTACAATCTACAAGACAGTTGGAACAAATAGCAATGCTGCTCTTGTTACAGCTATAGAGAACAAGCTCTATGGTACTGATGACAGTGCACCTGGTGAAGGCGATGGTACTACCGGAACACTTCCTTCACTTGAGAGTCTTATCAACTTCTTAAGAACTTGGAATGGTTCTACCGGAACATGGCTTTCTGAGACCTGATCTTAAGGAAAAGACAACTAAATAAGTAACTATAGGGGAGTATCGGATTTCTGGTATTCCCCTATTATTTTTTTAATTCAAAATGGGCGCAGAAAGGACTTCTCGCTACGTTCAAAGTACAATTTACTGACGTAAATAGAGCCTTTCAAATAAATTTTCAAGACTAAAAGGAGAAAAAACATGCTTAAAAGGATCGTAAAATTTACAAACTTAAAGGGAGAAAAGAAATCAGAAGAGCTTTACTTCTATCTTTCACCCAAGAATCTGAAGAAGATGGATGCTAAGTACCAGAATGTTGGTGGTATTAAGGGTCTCTTCGAGAAGATGATAACCAAGAA